TTTTTAACCTTACATCTTGTAAGAAAACAAAAAATAGTGATAATTTTAACAGTAAATTGACATGTACATACAAAAATGCACATGATATACCTGGTAAATTTGAGTACAGCTATAACTATACTAATATGACTCGCTCTAAGTTTTTAGTAGATTCTTTTTGGTCCGAGATTAACAATAGAGGTGTATGGTTTTTAACTGGTGAAAATAAATATGCATCAACTTGGGTAGAAGGTCTATATGCTGTTGAATGTATAGATATTTATAATAACAAAACTACATATTAGTAAAAAAATACCAACCGTAGCGAGGTTGGTATTTTTTTGCCTTGCAGCAACATAACGGTCCTATGGCTATGTGAAGCAGAAGTTGGATTCGAACCAACGACCTTTTGATTATGAGCCAAACGAGCTGACCACTGCTCTATTCTGCTTTGTCTATATCATCTATTATTTCCTTTGTTGTAGATGAACCTCTTTGTATTGTCTTTTTTAACAAATCCCATAATGACCAACCAAATAAAGTTTTAAAGCTCTCATCCAAACTTTTGAATTCAGTTAGTCCGATTAAACCTGCTGCTACTTTTTCGAGATGTAATCCACTACCAATTAAATATTTATCTAAAAAATATACTGATATGATGGCTAAATTATATAATAATATTTTACCAATAGTATTGGACATTTTTCTGCTACTAATGATTTCTTTTTTGGTGTAAGCTCTTATTATACCGAAGATAAAATCTGCCGCTATTAAGAATCCAATAGTTAATAATAATGTCTTTATCGGACTTAATATAGCCACTAATCCTATTAGTAAACTATTGGCGTGGTTTAGTAACCATGTCTTCATCTTTCTTCTTTTTTATTTTTTCTAAAAAAACCATTACTTTTGTAATAGTTTTTTTTGATATTTTTTTATTTGCCATTATTGTATAAATCCTTGTAATGTTGCTATTATAGAATTATTATAAGATATGCTCGCAGATGCGCCATATTGAGAAGTAGTTAAACCTGATAATACTAACTCTACATCTTCTATTTCTAAGCCTAAATTAACATAATCTTCTGTTAAGAGTATATTTTGTGCCTGTAAATCCGCTATATTACCATTTAAAATATCATTTACTGATTGTGTCATTATTGTATATTATTTTTTAACAATTTAAATTATCATTTGTTATATTAACACCATAAGGTATTTTCATTCTGTTATCTAAATATATACCACCAAAATAATTATTAGACTTTGGAGTAATTCTATCTATACCACTGGTTGCCCAGTATTCAGGAAAGAAACCAGGATTATTTATAATATATTCTCTTATTCTTTGAGCATAAAATTGTGCGGTTGATTCTATATCCTTTCTTAAATATTGGATTTCTTCTAAACTTGAAGGTTGACCATTGTCAGATGATTTGGTTGATACTGATTTGTTAGTCAAGTGATAATTTATATATGGTAGAGCCATGTATACCACATATTGTGCTTGACATTTTTGTATAAAAGTATCTAAAAGAAACTGATATTGACCTGCAATTGAACCATCAGCAATTTTATTCATTAAAGTTGTATATAAAGAAAATCCAATCACTTGTTGAATATGCATATCCTGAGCGGAGTCTATAAACTTTGTTATTAAATTCGCATCTACATTTGAATCAATAATTGTAGTTTCTATAAGGAATTCATATGATATAAATCTGGCGTAGTTTGACATTATTTTATTTGTTCTGTTGTTGGTCCAACTGTAATTGGATTTGTGTTTGTGTTAATCAATAATTCGGCAGTATCTCTACTGTAACCATGATTGACTAATAGTTCTATTTTTTGTCTTGCATCAATAGTTGATTGTAATATTGCTAACATGTCACCTACTGATATGGTTGGTGTTAAATTTGTATCATATTTTTTAATAACGATTTTATCAGTTAAGCCATTTATTCTACCTAACATATTAATTATTTTTTCTAATGACCTCTGTTTAGCAGATATATACATTGCCTGAAATACTGATAAAGATTCTAATAGTTCATTTTTATGACCACCTAATTCACCACTTATTTCTAAACCTAATAATTTCTTATCAGTTAAACCGTGAGCCGATACTATACCATCTAAAACATCTTTCTTTAATTCGATGAACTTTTTATCAGAATCGTTTAATTGTATTGGTTCTATTGTTGGTTTTTTACTTGAATCTTCTGTAAATGATATGATAACATTACCACTTTTTTTTGCACCTTCGTATTCCATTTTTAATCTTCTTACAATCTCATCTCTTTCTTCGTCAGAATTAGGCACATAATTAAAGTTAATATGCATTGATGGACTAAATTGTTGCATAATACCATGTAGGTGAAATTCGTTAATTTGATAATTAGTTTCCATCATATTTATACCTGCTAAATATTCTGGTACTGGATAAAAGTTATTTGAACCTCTATGTTCTTTGTAATAAAGTATCTGGCTCGCTTCTGCTCTATTTATTGTTGAAAATGCAGGATACAAAACTGGTACATTGTTTCTTATATTCGTCCAATCAGAAGATATATAATATGATTCTTCTTCTACATTAGTTGCTGGTACAGCTATTCTTACATCTAATGGTGATACATAATTAATTTCTGCTATTTTTGACCTATCTTTTGACCATCTTATGTTTAAACAATAACCACCAAATATAACATAGTCTAAACTAATTTTTGCTAATATTTCTTCAAGGTCTAATTCGTTATTTGGATTGTTAATAAAATTAATTGTTTCAGGACTCCAATTGGCACTTATAAATCCATTGCGTCCTATCATTGATGATTTAAGATTTACTATTGCGTTATGTAATGGTGATCTATTTACCAAAGACATTAAATAATTTGGATATAAATTATTTTTACCAAAGTCAATAAATCCACCTCTGTTCTTTCTTTCTAAATATATTGGTGCTGATGGTGTGAAATCATAATTACTAAACGACATTAAACCGGCTTTTTTATTTATCATATTTATTATATTTTTTTATAAGTTATAAAGGTTGGTATATTATTATAGGTATTTGTTATAGATGCAGTACCTTCTATAATTAATATACCAACCTCTACTATTTTTGATGCTGATGCTACTGATAATATATATGGATAATTAGTTTCGTAACATGTGTATATATAAGGACCCTGTGGTGCTGATATTATACCACTTGTAGCACCATAAGTTGCTCCTGGTATAACTGAAAACGAGAACATATTATAAGTCCATGGTGTAGGAGATATATCATCAGCCGCAAAAACATAATTTATATTAGTATCCGCATCATTTATATTCCAAATATAAGAAGGCGAAGCACCTATTGCCTTTTCAGACAAAGTTACTACTACATTCTGTGATTGATTAATATCTAAATATATCATTTTTTCTTTTTTTGAATTTTTTCTTCTGTAAATAACCACTGCATACCAAAATTATAATAATGTATATACATTTCAGGATCAACCATAAAAGCATTTGTTACTTTTTTAGTAAAAGGACAAATAAAGGTTAAATTAATAAATTCTTCTTTAATTCTCATAATTATATATATAAAAATATTACTTTTTATTATAACAAAACAAAAATACCGACATCATGTGCCGGTATTTTTAATTCTGCGTGGCAAAAAGCGTGAGTTTTGCTAATGTACCACTATTATTTAAGCAATCAATGCTAATGCTGCCGCAGCAGTCATTTGATAAGCAGTTACCTGCTCTTTACCTTCAAAGGTTATTACAGCACCATTAAGATCACCCATAGCTTTACCAACACCTGGTGTAGCGGCTGTGACTCTTGCGCCATTTTTATTACCTATGTACCAATAGTTACCATTCTGATCGATCACAATTATGTGCCATACTCCCTGCCCCAAGGTGTTAATTAGTGTAGAAGCGGTAGCATCTAATTTTTGTAATGTAATGTTTACAGTTTGTGTGTACATACTTGTACCATTTTCTATTGAGAACGCACCTGCTTGTGTGAAGTCGGCTGTCTCCAAAGGTTGGTTAAAAGTGTAGAATGAAGCAGTAGTACCAGTGAAACCTGTAATTTGACCTACATTTGAAGTAGTACCAAGAATTGGAGTCATATTGGTAAAAGCACCTATATATACATTTTGAACGCCACCTGTATTGTCTCTACATTGTAGAGGAAATCCTGATGTTATTAAGCAACTCATATTATTTATAATTATTTTTTATTAATTTTAATATATAGGGCGGTTTTATCCGCCCATTATATTATATTTATTTAGATTACACCTAATACGATTTGATCGTAATAAGCAGCATTGATACCAATTTTGAATTTAGAACGGAAGTTAACCGCATCTGTTAATTCAGAATAGAAGTATTGGAACTTTTGGTAATCAGCAGCGTCATCATAACCATAATAAAGGTTAGAAGCGTTTGTTAAGATAAAATAAGATTTACCATTAGTTACTGCGTTAAAACCTCTTGTAGCAGATATTTTAACATTAGTACCTGGATGATATATTTCGTATATTAAACCACCTTCTGATTCAAGTGCATTGAAATGATAAAGGTTAGCTGTTCTTAAAGCTCTTACATATGTTCTAAAATTAGGATAAGACATAAATAATGTTAAGTCTGGCATATTCCAAATTGAAGTTGGTGTTTTATCTACTATTGTATCAACAGTGCTAATTGCAGTTGCTAATGTGTAAGCCGCTGTTAAACCTGCTGGTACAACTGATGCACTCGCAGAAGTTAAGATTAAAGTGTGTAACAAACCATTACATAATGTAGTTGCAGTAGAACTGAATGTACCAGTAGATGAACCGCAGATTAAAGAATCTTCGATTTGTGCTTGAATTTTATCCATTTTATCAGCTACATATACTTTTGAGAAAGCTTCTGTAACATCTTCGTTATAAGAACCAAGTTTCGCATACATACCGTAGTATTTGCTTTCAAAGTCTTTTACGCAAAGAACTTCTGCGCTTTGTAACTCACATACCGTTAATGTGTTTTGGAATGGAGTAACTGAACCTGTTGGTGACAATACTGTACCACAAGTAGGTGCTGTCAATACCAAAGAAGATCTGATAGCGTTTATTACCTCAGCATTTTTGATACCTGGCATAACAGAGATTTGATCTACAAATCTACCTTTTAATACTGCTTCTTTTTGAATCTCTGGATTTAATTGATTTACATAATCCACAAGGTTCGCTAAATTAATTGAACTCATATTTTTGTTTTTTTTTTATTAAACCTTAATGGTTTTAGTTTTTATTTATTTTTTTTGCAATTTCTCTTATTTCGTCCATAGTAACACTATTTTTAGTTGCTACATCTTGAACCATCTTTTTACCTACATTGGCTTTTTCGCCAGCCGGCTCATTTGATAATTTAATAATCTGCTCGGACATTTTAATAGTTTTATCTTCTATATCTGTCGCCTTTTTCATAGTGCCTGATAACATATTCATAATTTCAGCAATTTGAGATTCTAATGCTTCAATTCTTTTAGCCATTAAGCCTTTGTCTTCCATCATTTCATCTTCAATTTCTGGCATTTCATCTTCTACTTCTGATATTTCGTCAGGTGATACTTCCATAATTGTAGTTCCACACATTTCAACTTCTTCTGCTGGTGCTTCTACTTCTGCTGCTGGTGCTTCTGGCATTTTAACTTCTGATACTAAATTGTTTGTAATCATTATTGATCTACCATCCATTAATTTATAATCACCATTTTCTAATGGTATTTGAGTACCATCAGCATTTACTTCATAAATTTCTAAACCCGTTGCAATATCTGTACCACCTAAAACGATAAGATTTTTACCATCTACTGTTGTACAAGTGTAGTTTTCAGTTGCGAACATTAGTTTTTTAAACTGTGCCTTGATATTATTTAATAATTCATTCCTATTCATAATTATATATACAATTATTTTTTATTTTTTTACTTTTCAGTAAAATTATTTTCTTACATATGCCTTTCTTTCATCCAAATATCTCACAATCATCAATCCTATTTTTTTAGAATAGTATTCTATATCAGGCAAATTGTCTGTAAATATAGCGGCATTCAACAAGGCTTCTAACTCTATAAGCTTTAAACAAAGTGTTTTGTGTTCCATTATAATGTATATAATTTATATTCTGACATGCGTCTCTTTTTTAAACCATTTAATACTATACCTGCTGCTTTTGTCCATTTCATAAACTCTGCTTCTATTGTTGGATCATCTGGATTAGCATTTACTTTTTTTAATAATGTTGATTTTTCAAAAGCACCAACACCTACATTGTAGGCGAAAGATGTTAAAGCTGCTATTTGGTTTTCGTTAATATTAGATTTAACTGCTTTTATTACTTTGTCATAGAATATTCTAACCGTTAAAGTTAATAACATGTCTGCCTCACTTTGTGTTATAGTATCACCTATTTTAACAACTTTACCATCATTATAATATGTATTACCAAATCCAATTGTTGGTATACCTGCCGGACATAAATATGCTTTTAATTTACAACCTTCAAATTCTTTTATAATTTCTATTGCTTTTTTCATTTTGTGTCCCATTTAGTTTTGCATATGGCGTAAGCCTGAGAGTTATCTTTTGCTGTACCATCATTTATAACATAAGGTATACATCTACCAATAAACTCATCTTCTGTTTCTTTTTTACCAGGTTCAACAAATGATAAAATACTTGCTAATTCTATTTCTGTCAATGAATCAATAAATTCTTCCATATTTAACATTTTAGACATGCTTACTAACTTTTGTCCTAATATACCTTCTATGCTAAATCCTTTTTTATTTTCACCTTTAACTTGTTCTTGCCAAAACTTTTCATCTTCTATTTTAACTAACATAAAGTGTGAGCCAACTGGTAGATTAAATCCGTATAATTTTGATTTATCATACATTGGATCTTCTACTATCCAGTGTTCGGTTATATAACCTTTAACCATTTCATTAGTGTGTTCTACATTTATAGACGAATTATTATTATTCTTAAAAAACTTTTGAACTATTTTTTTAATTGTGTCTGGTGTAAATCTTACCATGTATTCACCAGATTCGTCTGACCTATAAATATTCTTATAAGGTATCATAGTAGGTCCTGCTAAAATCTGTTGATCTTCTTTTACTGCAAATTCCATTGAGAAGTTTTTACTTTCGCTTACTCTTTTACCATAAAGTTTGCTATTAAATCTTTTCTTATTAGCTTTGCAAACAGGACATACACCAGTTTTAGTAGCGTATGGTTTATTTTGCCAATATCCTCTATCGTCTATAAAGCATACACAATTTGGATGACATGGTGGATTGTCACAAAATGTATCAGCAAAATCATGCTCATGTAAATCACTACAATCCGCATCTGGTTCCTCATCTTCATCATTAAATGCTATACCTTTAACTTCTATTGCTGGTTTTGCTACAATTGATATAAACTTAATACCAGTTACATCTTCATCATCACCTATTTCAATGTCATATAATGGTAATCTTGTTGTATCATATTTTGGTTTTTTCATAATAATATATATTATTTTTATTTAATTTTTTAATTACCTGCTCCTGATAAAGTCGATCTTGTTTCTAAAACATTAACTTTATTCATAACATTTCTTATATCACTTTCGTAAACACCTACTTTTATCATGCTGTTGTCCTTACCTGGTCTAAATCCAACCATACCATTAGGTCCTATATTTTGATTCATATAACCTTGACTAAAAAATGGATTCTTTGGTGTCTGTGCCATATCTGGTGCTGTTACATTAGTTGAACCACCACCAGCACCAGCAACACTACCACCACCTCCATTAAAATTAAACTTAGTTGTAAGTATTTTTGCTAATTGTAAGGCACCCATACCTATATTTATAGCCGTCCACGGCATACCACCAGTTAATGGTGAAGCAGCAACAGATTTCATAACAGATTCAGATGTACTCATTATTACACCAGCAGCGGCTAAGCCTTGTCTAATTACAAACTCTTTTGAAGCAGCCTTAAATGATTGTTCTTCTCCATCTTTTCTTCTTTGATCATCTATATTTTGTGCTATATCAGCCAATAAAGTGGCACCTTCTAAACCAGCCTTAAAATATGACATTTGTCTATCAATCTCTTTAATTTTAGCCGCTGTAATTGCTTCTGCTGTATCTAAACCGGATTTTTTTATTAACGCATTATATTTTGCTTCTATTTCTAATTCCTTTTCTTTACGATTGATGGTATTATCTTCATTTAACTTTAACTCTTTTTGTTTTTGTGCTTCAAGTAAGAATAATTGATTACCATAATTTTCTATTAATGCGTCAGTTTCGTCTTCTAAAACATTTTTATATTGATTAGCAGTAGAATTTAATTCTTGAATTCTAACATTATTAATATCTATTAGATTTTGTGCGGTATTAATCCTTGCATCTAATAAATCTTGTTCATACTTAATTTGTTTTAGTTTGTTTTCCTCATCTTTATTATCACCTTCTTCTCGTTTTTTATTATAATTAACTAATGTATTATATCTTTTTATATCAAGTGCATCTAAATCTTTCTTTAAATCTAAATCTATTTGTCCCCTTTCGTTAGCATTATCAGCCAATTTTAATAAATTACTATAATATGTTAATATCTTTTTTTCTTCTGCATCATAAAGTTCCATCTTTTTACCAGATTGTAGTTTAGATTCATCTGTTAAAACAGCTTGTGCCTCTCTTGTTTTTTCTAATTCTATTTTAGCTCTATCTGCTTGTGATTTCCATATAATTTTATCAATCTCTCTTTGCTCCAAAGTAGCATATGTAGTAGCCAATTTTTTAGAATCTTCTAATTGTTGATTTGCAGACTTTAAATTATCCTCATTTATTTTCTTATCTTCTTGTAATCCTTCTAATTTTAATTTACTTTCGTTAGCAGCCGCATCTTGACCTAATGATAATCGTGTTGTATATTCTAATCTTGTGGTTTCTATCTGTGTAGTTACCGTGTTTATACTTTCTTCTGCTATTCTTTTTTGATCTTTTAATTTTTCTTGTAAATTAGATAAATCAAACTCTCTTATTTTTTTATATTTGGTTTTAACTTGTGCTATCTCTCTTTGCGTTGAGTCGGTTATTAAATTATCAAATGCCTCATCAAGTTGTGTTTGTATATCATAAGATTGTACTGCAGCTTTATTAGCCTCCTCTGCAACTGTTGTATTCTTTTTTATTAAAGCATCATTTAGTTTAATTTTCTTAGCTATTAATGCCTCAGATTCTTTATCATCACCTACTATTGATTTAATAGCTTTCTCAATTTGTAATAAATCAGATGCTAATTTTTTCAAATCAGATCCAGGTAAACCCATTTGTTTTTTTATTTCTAAATATCTATCAAACTCATAATTTAAGTTTTCAATCTGTATTTGTTCTAATCCTAATGATTTAATATATGCTTCTAAATCACCTTGTGCTACACCTATATTATTATTTAATTTTTCAACCATTAAATTATAATGTGCCATACCACCAGCAGTAGCAATTTGCTCCATAGCATCATTTGTGCTATTGACATCAGCAGTTAATCTTAAAAATGAGTCAGATAAAATCTTGGTTTTTGTATCAGTTAATCCAATAGAATCTGTCATTTGTAAGAAACCATCCTTAACACCAGTTAATATACCAGTTAAAGACTTAAACATTTTACCTGCTAATCCACCTTTATCACTTAAAGCAGATAAAGCAAGCACAGCAGCGCCAACACCAAGTCCAGCTAATAAAAGTTTGCTTGACATCAATGCTTTACCTAAATTACCCAATGAGGTTTTTGCCTTTCCTATACTTTCACTAAAATTAGCTGAACTAAACTTAGTAATACCATCTGCTAAACCATCTATACCTATTGATACTTTTGTAAAATCAAGATTTTTCAAACCTTCACCAACTAAACCTAAACCAGCGTTAACTCTTTCTAATGGTTCACCTGTAATAGTTCTTAATCTATCAGAAGCGTCACCAATTTTGCCTTCTACTTCACCAATAGAGTCTTTTAACCTATTAAAATCAGCCGATGTTTCATCAATAGCACTTAATTCAGAGTTTAAGTCTTTGAGTAATCTGGTTAATTTTCTTAAATCATCCGTTGCAGATGCCGCATTTATTTTAGCGTCTATATCTAATTCAATCTTTTTATTATTTGTTGCCATATTAATATATAGTTTTTTTTATATTTATATTGATGATATTTTATCCACCGTTAAAATAACTGATGGTATTGCCGGTCTTGTCGGATTGCTCTGTGTTCCTTGTGAATATATTCTCACATCTGTATCCACTGAACTCCACATTAAATTAAAATATGATGAGGCTGTCATCGGTTGATAAAAGTTCCAAGCAGCAACCACTTTGGCATTATTACCTGCTAATGTTACTCTTGTATTAGACCAAGGCACATCTACTCCATTATATCTTAACCATATATCAGCATCATCTATACCACCACCTGCTTTATCAAATTGTGCGCTGAATTGTATATTATATAAACCATCATAATCAACATAAATATCATCATTAACAATATTAATTGTTTTAGAATCAGCGGTTGAATTAAATCTCATTTTATTTGCGGTAGATGCTGTTGGATTTGTTTGAATCGAAGTATCATAAAAATTACCATAAGAATTATTAAAAGGTATTTGTCTCCAACCAAGTCCATCAGTTTTTACATAGATATTTTCATCATCTTTTACTATACTACCAGACACACCAAATGGATCTGTATAATTATTAGGAGTATAAGTCTGTATAAGATTACAAGGCAAAACTGCTCCTTTTATATTTACATCTTTATCTGGTCCTATATAAAATTGATTTGAATCGGTTATAGATTGAGAGTTTGCTATTATAAACAAATTACTTGCTGACGAACCTACACTATTATAACTACCATATAACTGCACATCATTTGAATAAGTTGCTATTACATTATAATCACCATTAAGATATAATTTACTATTATTAGAATATAATGGTATAACAGAACTGGTTGATGAATCTGTAAATCCTGATAAATCTGGCGCAATATAACCACCTTGTATAGTATTATTATTACCTAAAATATAATTATATTTTGTATCTTGTGTTACATTGTTTGAACCATTTACATATACAGATTCACCGCTTACTATATTATTATTACCATTTATAATTAAATCTTTATTTATAAAATAAGATAATGAACTATTATTATTACCTAATAGTGATATATTAGTTCCTGATATATTATTTGAATTACCTGTTATAAAAACTAATTGTCCGTTAATTGAATTAAAACTGCCGTTTAGTAGGGCACCACCATATACAGCATTATTATTACCATTGACTATTTTAGATCCTTCGTCAGTGGTTAAGTTATCATCACCATTTATGTTAAATAGTTTAGAATAAGATTTATTTCTTGAACCTAATATAATACCGTTATTGGTTTGAGTTTCATTATCATAACCACTAAAAAGGACATTACGAGGTACTTGTGCTACAAAAAGTTGTGACATATATTTTATTATTTTTAGAATGTTGGTGATCCACCTGATGTTGGTATTGATGCACCACCACCACTTACAAGATATATACTGGTTGAACGAGGTGTATTTGTTGAACCTTGATATGTTTTTCTTGGTAGATTTGAGTTAGATCTTAATAAAGTAACAGTACATAAATTATTTGTACCTGGTGTAAATCCTTCTATACTATTTACTTTATAATATCCATCTACACCATCTATCGTTAATAAGATTTGTTTATAAAAATAAAAGTTATTTATATCTTCTGCCATTAAGAACATTTTACAAGTTACAAATCTTGAATCCATATCACTTAATTCTGATAATAATGACGCCCAATAGTTATTTACAAGATTTTCAAAGAACTGATCTGTTGCTACTGGGAAGAATTCACCTCTTGTTTGTCCCCAATTTACAGCATATGTTGGTGTATATGGATCGTCATATGGTCCAGCATATGGATATGTATCAGTTAAACCGTTGAATATATAAATCTTATCTTCATTTTTTGTTTTTATATATTTTCTATATAAAATCCTATAATTTACATTTGTAATATTATTACCACCATTAGAAGATGATTTAGCATTATCTCCTGATAAGAAAACTGGTAATATAAATCCACCTGTTCTTAAAATTGGTGTACCTGTGGTTGATATTGCGTATAAAGGACTCATTGGTGTTGGTGAAAAATTAGATTCTATCTTTAATTCATCCGTTAAGAAGTCATTATCTATACTATAAATATATTGTCCATAATTTTCATTAGTATTTTGCTTATATTGTTTATTATAATAGTCACCATCTTCTTTAAATGTAAATAATGTTCTCTTATATTGTGTTTCAGCCAGTAATTTAACATCAATTG